AGACCAAACCAGAACCGACAGAGCGGCCGTTGACTCACCGTGAAGACCCGCTGCTGACGTGCAAAGAGGCAGGCGCTCAATTAGGCGTACCAGCGGACACGATTTATCGGTGGGCCACTCAGATGGGGCGGCGGCGAATTAAGTCCGTCAAATACCCCTCTGGAGCAAGGCGAATCCGACAGTCGGTCATAAATCAGATTTTGGCGGCGACGGGCGTGAATGGCGATGCAACCGAAGAAATGGAATACGACACGTAGGAGTAGAACATGCCCGTAACAACCAACTGGCTGGCCCGTGCGCTGGCTGTGCCAAAACTGATGACGTTCACTGTCGGCGGAACTTGGGCCGCAGCGGATACGTTGACAGTCACGATCAACGGCAAGTCCGTCACGTTCACTTGCACGACCACGACGGCGGCATCGGCCACCGCTGGCATTCTGGCTGCACTTCAAGCGGCAACTACGATCACTGAATTCACCGAGGCCACGTTTGCCACGCTCACCAGCACGACGTTCACGGCTACGGGCGTCACTGCCGGAAACAACATCACGATCACGGTCAGCCGCGTCACAGCTAACAGCGGTTCATTCAGCGTGGCAACAACGACCGCGGCCACCGGGCCAAACCGTTGGGACGATGCGAACAACTGGGACAACGGCATTCCAGCTAACGGCGACACGGCCAACGTCAATCTTTCGCTGGGCTCTGTTCTGGACGGCTTAGATCAAAGCGCGGTTACGGTCGCGTCACTGAATATCTACACGACCAGTGCGACCAGCAATACTATGGGACTGCCGAGGATAAACGCCAGCAATTACACCGAGTACCGCGAGCAGTCGCTAAAGATCGGGGCAACGGCCTGGGTAATCGACTCGGAAAGCCCGCGGGTGAAGATCAATTTCGGTTCCGTGCAATTCGGCGGCGAAGTTCGGCGCACAGGCAGCGCTCAAGATGCGCCTACCCCGGCCGTACTCCTCCAGGGAACAAGCACATCGAACACCTTGGACGTGGTGAGCGGAACGGTTGGATTTGCCTACTACTACGGCGAATCCGGGGCGGCGTCTGCGATCACCGTTGGCCCGAACGGCAACCTGATTCTGGGGGCCGGTGTTTCGACCGCCACGACTGTAACGAGCCTGGGAACGCTGGTGAGCAACGGCGTATTCACGACGCTCTACACCGTGGGCGGCGTTACGACGGTCAAAGGTACGCCGGGGGCTACGACGATCGACGTGAGCGGCGGAACGCTGTACGCGCAAATGTCGGGCACTACCACGAATGTACTGGTCGGGCCTGGAACGCTTGACGCAACCAATGACGTGACCGCGCGGACGTTCACCAACACAACAATCCGGCCGGGCGGGATCATTAACGACCTGCCGCAACCGACGATCACGTACACGAATAAGGTGACGCGGGCGAGCGGGGTTACGGTGTTGCAGGCGGCGTAGGTCGTGGAACATTCGGATATTTCGGATATTTCGGAAGCTATGCCAATCCTCGTTTTGCGCCTTTTGAAGCCATTCCTATTGTTGGGACATGGCCAAGAAATCCGCCAAGCAATTTACCAAGGCTGTGCTCCGCGTCGGCGAGACGATGCAATCGCCGGACGGCTTGGTGCCTATCACCGCCGAACGGCTATCGCGCTTTGCTGAGCAGCATAAGAAGCTGACCGCCGCGGGCTATGCGGTTCCGTCCCGTTGGGAACACGCAGACAAGCCGGATGGAATGCTGCCGCTTGCCGCCGAAGAAATGGCGGAAGCATCTAAGCCGGAATCCAAGAAGCTCGACGGCCGGCACGCTGTCGGCAGGATGGTTGACTTCACCTACGCTCCCGGCGCTGAACAAGCCGAGATGACGCTAGAAGTCAGTGACCCGCGAGCGCTTCAGCAAGTCGAAGCCAATCTCGTCAAGGTATCTCCAATTCTGGCGGGATGGTGGAAAGACGGGCACGGCAACGAATATGCCGACTTCATTTCCCACGCTGATCTGGTGGAACGCCCGGTCGATTACACGCAAGGCGACTTCAAGCCGGTCCCGCACACGATCGCGTGCAGCCTGGAAAAGTTCATCGACGCCAAGACGGTCAAGTTGGCGTTCCCCGATGACTCGGAAGACAAGCCGGACGATTCCGAGACGCCCCCAGAATCACCGCCAGCCGAGCCCGCGAAGAATCCCGACGCGCCGCCCAAGGCTACCGACAAAAGCAAAACAACCGCCGTGCTGGACGGCCTGAAAACCAAAGGCATCGTTCTGCCGAGCGACTTCGATTTCAGCGGCGACGCGGCTATCGACATCCTCCTGGCTGCCATCAACAGTTCTGTCGCTGCTGACGTGAAGCAAGAGGAATCCGAGCAAGAAGACGACAAGGACGACGATCCGCCCGTCGTCGCATCCCCAGGATACGCGCAAATGAGCACCGAACAAAAAGGCAACGTCGCATTCGCCCTGCTGGAGCGCAAACACCGCGAGCAGCTTGGCCGCGACTTGAACGCCCTACTGGAATCCGGCCGCTGCACGCCCGCCGAAGCGAACGACCGCAAGGCCGCACTCGGCACGGTCAAGCTCGCGCTGGACGACGCCGGCAACGAAGTCCCTGGCGACATCGAGAAGTTCATCGCCAGCCGCCAGCCGGTGCCGAAGGGCACGTTCTGGACGGATGAGCAGCGGACGAAGTTGCGGCTGTCTGCCGACGTTGCCGAGCCGCCGTATCGCGGTCAAGGCGACGAAACCGAAACGGAAACCGCCGCGGCCGTTGACGCCCAGTTGAAAGCTACCGGACACCTGCCAGCCAGCAAGTAAGCCACTCACACCGAACACAAGCAAGCTTTTTGAGCGAGAACAATCATGGGTCTTTTTTCTCAGTGGAGCGATCCCGGTTCGACGGCTGTTGTCGAGACTGGCGAGTGGCAGGGCATTGTCAACGCGATGGGTCGCGAAATGCTGCTGCATACCGTGTTCGGCACGATCAAAAGCAGCGTCACGGATTCCGGCAACACGCCGACCACAACGCTCCGCGCCGGGATGATCCTGGGAATCAAGTCGGCGGACGGCTTGTATTACAAGTACAACCCCGCGGCCACCGATGGCACTCAGAACGCCGTTGCCGTGCTCCCGGTCCAGTTGTCGATGCTGAACGAACTCGGCGTTGTTGCTAACAAGAGCGGCCCGCTAATTAGCCGCGCCACGCTCAAGGTCGCAGAGCTTCCGAACTACGACGCGCAGGCCGGACGTCAGTTGGCTCAGCGTGGATTCTTGTTCGATGCCCCGGCCGGTGCCGAAGGTTTCCACGGCTGGTCAAAGATTCAATACGCCGACGGCGCGACTGTCGTGGCGGCAGACAACGGTTCTCTATTTATCGCCGCCGGTGCTGCTGCGTTCACGCTGCCGACTCCCGCGGCCGGCCTGACGTTCGAATTTCTCCAGACCGCTGACGCCAACATGTCGATCGCGTCTGCCGGTTCGAACGACGACATCATCGTTGACGGCGACGGCGGTGCTGATTCCGTCACGTTCAGCACATCGTCTCACAAGATCGGTTCGCGAGCCCGCTTCGAATGCCTCAACAACGCTGCTGGCGCTTTGAAGTGGTTCTACAGCAACCTCGGCGGGACCACGCACACCATCGCGTAACCAAACCAAAACATTTAGTTCGACACAGAAGGATATACGATCATGGCCGTTGGATACTCCACCGCCGAAGTGCTTGCCGCCAAGCGGATCATGGGCGTCATCTCCCGTGTTGGGCCGGGGCTTAACCCTCTGTCCCGCTTCCTGGGATTCAATATCGGCGGCAACAACCGCAAGCAGTTCGGTGGGCGTCGATTCTTCTACGACGTTTTCAACCGGACGCGCAAGATCGCTGGGGCCCGCGCCCCTGGCCAGCAATCGTCACTCGTCGCGCCCCAAAAGGTTGGCGAAGTCAGCAACACGTTCCCGCGGGCCGCTGAAACGATCGAACTTCTCGACGAGGACATTTACAACCGCCGCAAGATCGGCGGACCTGTCACTGACCTCGATCAGATGGGCTTGGATTACATCACCAAGCAAGAGCTGTACCTGGGCGAGCGGTTTACCAACCTGATCGAATTCCAGACCGCTGCGATGCTCCGCGGGAAGTATTACTACCAGCAATCGGGCGACACGCTGTACCACTCGTTTACGAGCACAACGGCCGCCAAAACGATCGACTTCCAAATCCCCGCCGGCAACAAAGACCAACTCGACATGTTGGGCGCCGGTGCCATTATCGGCGCGTCGTGGCTCACCGCCAGCACCGACATCATCACCGACCTGTTCCAGATCAATCAGGCGATGCAGCAGCTTAGCGGGTTCAGCCTGGGCCATATCTTCCTCAAGGGCGGGCTGTGGAACGCGATCGTGAATAACGATTACGTCGTCGGTCAAGCCGGCGCTGCCTCGGCCCCCGTCGCGGATATCACCAAGCAAGACGACGGCAACTTTATCGCCGTGCTGCGGTCTTTGCCGTGGCTCACGTTCCACGTCATCGAACACGGCTTGGATATTTGGAACGGATCAACCGAAACCTACACCCAACTGATCGAAGACGATCACTTCATCGGCCTGCCCAGCGCAGCGCCGAGCGAGTATTGCGAATACCTCGAAGGTTCGGAAATCGTCACCGAAGGCCCAGGCAAGAGCGCGCCCCGTGGTGAGCAGTTTGGGTTTTATCCGTTCGCCTATCCAAATTACGACCCGTCGCGATGGGACTTGTCGGCCGTGTTCAACGGCATCCCGGCCCTCACGGTGCCTTCGGCCGTCGTGTACGGCGACGCGACCCCGTAACCAAACGAACGACCTTAAACGGAAGAATTAAATATGCCCTGGCCATCCAATGTAAAACACATCGGCGAAAACACCGCCGACAATGTTTCCGACACGACGTTGGTTGTCGGCAACAAAGACGGTTCCATTCTGGAGCGCCTGGAAGACATCACCCAGGAACTCAGTGGCGCTACTGGCATCGTGACGTTTCCGGCGTCCGCCATTCCCGCAAATAACGTCTCGCTCGCGGAAGTCATTCGCGAGATGTACGACCAGATGGATAAAGTCGCGGTGAAGGCCGCGGCAACCATCGTCAACGCTCAAACGCTGTTCACGATCACCGGCGGGCCGATCGAAATCATCTCGCTCTACTCCCTGTGCGTCACGGCCAACGACGCGACCGCTTCCACGTTGCAATATCAGGCGGACGGCACAGACGGTTCCGCGGCGACAATCTCAGGCGCGTCGGCTTCGCTTGGCAGCGCTGCCGCTGGCGATCTTGTAGCGTTCATTGGAACCGCCTTGACCACCGCTCCCACGGTCAACGCCAACGGGCCAGCACTCGGCGCGACGCGCCCGGTCGTGGTTCCTGCCGGCGTTATTAAAGCCGTCGTCGGCGTCGGGTCCACAACCGGAACCTGGACCCATCACCTGCGTTACCGTCCCTTGGCCCGTGGAGTCGTTGTCGTCTAACCAAATCACGTCCCAGTCGTTCGCCACGACCGCACCAAGAGCCGGCCGGCAACCCCGGTTCGGCTTTTGGCGTTTAGAGAGAAAGAATGGCCGTCGCCACCCCCTATTGCGACCTCGACGACATGCAGCGGCTTTTTAGCGCGCACGGGGTAACGGCGTTTTCCGATCACGACGGCGACGGGCAGGATGACAGCGGAGTCACCGACGATTGCATTGACGAGGCCACGGAAGAAATCAACCTGTTTTGCAAGTTGTATTCCACGGCGGGGCTCGCGGCGTCCACGCTCATCAACCGCTGGGCGACGACGCTGGCGTGTTTTTTTCTCTGCCAACGCCGGGGCAATCCGGTCCCTGAATCGTTGGCCGCTGCCGCGCAAACCGTCCGCGAACGGCTGGCCTTTGTGCTCACCGGCGCCCTGACCTTGAACGTCGTCAAATCGGTCAATACCAGCCCGTCGTTTTCCAATATGGAGGTTGACCGCCGGTTCCCGTACAGCCGCGTCCGTGTGCAGCAGCAGAGCAGCGACCGCATCCCGACGACACTGACCCAAAAGCTAGCTGGGGAGGTGCCGACCCGTGACTAAGGTTTACTTCCACGGCACACGCGAGCAGGCCCGCGAGATCGTGCGCAACCTGGCTGCGATCCTGACCGGCCGGACTCGCGACTCGCTGAACATCGCCCAAGGCGTATTTCTGGCTCTGGGCTTCGCCGCGCTGTCGGACATCAAGGCAGATTTTATTCGCAAGTCTCACGGCGGCGTTGGGGAGGACGGCGAGCAATGGCCCAAGCTGTCGCCGGAATATCTGGCGTATCAGCGGCGGTTCGGACCCGGTGAAAAACGGGCGCTCAACAAAGCGGCGGGCGTTACGGCAGGCATGAAGTTTGCGCCAGGCTCAATCCTCAAGACAACGGTTATCGAGCACACGATTACCGAAAAGATCGTCCAGAACAAAGGGCTGCTGACGAAAGCCCAGGTCAAGCGGTGGAATCTGATTTTCTCCCGCACGCTGGCCCGGCTGCTGCTGTCGATGCCGCCCGGTGAAGCCAAGGCGCGAGCCGCACAAATCGCCTGGGCCACACTGAAGCGCGAAGGCGCGAAGACGATGCTCGACGTGTACGGGCATCGGGAGGTTGACATCCTGCGCGATACGGGCGTTTTGCTCAACAGTTTGTCACCCGGCCGAATCACCGGATCAACGTACAGCAAACCGACAGCGGACGGCGGCGAAGAACAGATTTTCACGACCATCGCAAACGGGGTGATTGTCGGGACGAACGTGCCCTACGCCAGCGTCCACAACCACGGCAGCGCGAAACTGGGCATCCCCAAACGGCAATTTCTGCCCAAGGAAGCGCCGCGGGTCTGGGTAGAGCGCTGGTTGCGGGTAGCGAATCAGGCTTTTTCTACGGCGCTTCGCATGGCTTTCCAGGTGGGAGCATGAAAGCCGCGGAGAAGTTTTTAATGTTGGCCACGCGCGACCGATTACGGTTGCCACAGCCGACCGGCGGAGGATACGCGGAGAACGAGTGCGATGTTGAATTCGACGAAATGGCCCCGGCGACCGTCGGACAGGTTTACCTTGCGGTGCTTGCTGGCGGCTGGCGACCGGGGCCGCATCACAACAAATGCGGTGGCGTCAACGACCTTGTTTACAGCCTGTCGGTTGCCGTCGTGCGGAGAATCGGAAACGTGCCGCGGGACCGGCGGAGAGACATTTTTCTGAACAACTTGAACACATTGGACGACGACATTGACCGCGTGTTTTCCGTGGTCGATTGGAAATACGAACTCATGAACTTAGCCAACTCGCTTATCACCGCTGAAACGCAATCGAGCGAGGGCTTTATTGAGCCGTTGCGTCTGATTGGCGAAGTCAGCCGGCCGCGACTGGTTGGCGCGGAGTTTTTCGGCGGCAAGGGCGACGAGGCCGGGATGATGCGAGTCATTCCGTTCGGCGGGGCGCGGCGAATCACAACGAAAGCGTAGGCACACATGGCACTCATCATTCCCAACGATCGCACCCAAAAGCAGCCGGTGGCGTGCATCTGCCGCAACCCGGAATGCCTGGAGTCGAGCGACAAGCCGCACTTCGAATTCACAACGGACAAGACGCCGATTACGTGCCCAAAGTGCGGCGCGAATCAATCGCCGATGGTAGGGTTGCTGGCCCTCGTCCATTTCCTTGTGCGCGACAAAAAGGGGCCGATCGTCGGTATGGGCGGTCTGCGGTTCGCACTGGCTTGTTCGGCCACTCGGGCGCATTTGGCCACCAACACGAATCAGGAAGCGGCGACGGGCGATTTTGCATCGGTCAACTGCCCCGGCTGCTTAACGGCCGCGGTTGAAAAAAAGCTGGTCCCGCTAAACGGCTGGGCGCTCGAACAACCGACATTTGACGAGAAAGTATAGGTGACGATATGTCATTCATCGCGGGTCGATATACCGCCGTCTGGAACAGCCTGTCTCTCGGTCAGACGGCCGATGGGTTCCGGCTCAGTCATTCGTTTTTCAAGCGGCTCATCACCGGGGACGCCTACGCGCAAGCGCCTCAGGACGCGATTTACCAGGGCGGCGAATGCTTCATGGCTGCGCGGTTGATTTCCTACGACGTGGCGGCAATGCCCACGATGATGTGGCCCTACGCTGCGAACTTTCTCGACATGGGCGTGATCGGCGTCACCGACGTCGGCAGCGCGAAAGCCAAGTCGCTGATTCTCACTGCGGTATCTGGCACGCCCGCTGTGGCAACCCCGGCCAGTATGACGTTGACCTATGCCGTCCTGGCCGAAGGCTTCCCGGTGGAGTTGTTATTTGCGCCCGATCTTCGCGAAGTGCCGTTGCGGATGAGGATGTACCCCAGTAGCGGCGTGTTCGGATCGCAGACGTGATAACCAATGGCCGAACAGTTCGAAATCGTACTTACCGAACGCGGCGGGGCAGGAGCCACGCCACAGCAGCAGCCATCCGCGCCGAGCGAATCGCCGCTTGAGCGCACGCCCGGCCCGTCCGACAAGGTGACTGGGCCAAAGAAGCCGGACAATCAGGGCGTCGGCCGCGATCTCGAAAACGCTGCCCAGAAGATTGCCACCGCTCTGGGAATCGGCGGACTCACTGGGACCGCTATCGAGCTTCGCAAGGCGTTCGGGCGGCTGTACGAATCGGTGACGGCTGCCGAGAAGGCGGTAGAGGCAAAGCGGCGGGCGGATACCGGAGCCTCTGGGGTCACTGGTGAGGTTAAGGGACCGCCGGCCAAGACTGGATTGCCAAACCCATCTGAGCCAACAGCTCCGCCAGTTACCGCCAAGCCGCCGGGGCTAGCCGTGCCGAAGGTTGGCACGTTCGAACGCCAATCCGCCAAGGGGGATATTCCAGCGCCGCCAGTGACGCGGGCGGTGACGGCACCGATTCCAAGTATCGGCTGGTTCGAACGCACGGCCGCGGCCAAGGGGACCGCGGTTGCTCCGCCGGTAGCAGTGTCGGGCGTTCCGGTTGCTCCGCCGGTAGTCGGCCCCCAGGCGGGCGCGGGAGCCACTGAGGCCGGCATGGCACGTTTGGCCGCTGCGGCCGGGCCCGCGGCGATAGCGGTTGGCGCTCTGACGATTGCCGTTGTGGGCGGGGCGGTCGCGATCAAGAAAACTTTCGACCTGATGAACTCGGAAGCCAACAGGCTGGCCGGGCTGTCGGGCGCTCTGTCGGCGTCAACCAGCCTAAATTCCGTCCGTGCGGAGTTTGCGGACATTCGCCGGGCTCAGCGGATTGGGCCGCAGTTGGCGAACGTAAACGATGCCAGCGGTCAGATTCAGGCCAAGATCGCGGACATTAACACGGAACTTCTCAGAGTCGTGGTGAACTTCGCGGATGCGTTCAGGCCGCTGGTCCCGCTGCTTACCAACACGCTGGATTTGATTGCCGCGGGGATTCCGGTGACGACCGACACCATGATCGCGATCATCCAGTTTTTGCAGGGCAAGTTAGAACCGGCACTGGAACTCGACGCCAAAGAACGCGCCAATCTGGCCCGACTTGCCAGCTCCATCAATCGTCTCATCACCAACGAAGTCGAGGACCGCAAGGCAATGGCCGAAGACCCGTTTGCTGCTGCGTTTCTCGGCAACTTCGGCCAACGTCCAGAGAAGCCCCAGGCACAGCGAGCACCGCCTAAGAAAGCACCGAACCTGGAGGGCAAGGGCAAGCCGCTTCCGGGCTCTGGATTCTTGAGGACGTTCTGACGTGAGCTTCGCGCATCTCTCCACAGTCGGCACGCTTTCTTACAACGGGTACACGTTCGACGGCTCGTCAGAAGTCAGCGTGCGCATCGAATTCGTGCCGGACGAGGCCAAGCGGACGATTCTTTATCACCGCCATACGATCCGGGTCAAAACCTTTGTCCAAAGCAGCTCCACAACCGATTTGTCCCTCGAATCAATCCGCGCTGCACTGGGCCACCAAGGGCAGGCGCTGACGTTTATCAACAAGGGTTTCGGCGATGACCTAATCGTCAATTCGACAAGCGGCAACTCAATACGCGACGTGAAGTGGGGGCCGACGCCAAAGGTTCTCGCTTGGAACCCAGTTGGTGCGGCCAACGCTTGCGAACTGGAATGGGAAGTCGAAGTTTGCGTTCCCAAGTGCAGCGCCAGCGCGAACGGCCGTTTCGTCGGCGTGATGGCGATGAATTATGAAGTCAGCATTTCGGTTGACAACCGGGGACTATCGACGCGCACGGTCAGCGGCTACTTGGAAATCGCCCAGACGCGAGTGGGCTATAACGTGCCCGACAGCGCCGACGCCTACCGCGGCTTGATTGCCCCACCGCAGCCGGAAGCGTTTGGCCGCGAGAGCGATTGGCGGTTCTCATCGGACAGAAGCCGCGTGGAATTCTCGATTACGGATACCCAGATTCCGAGCCGCAACCCGTACCCGTTGCTGGTGACTCACATCAATGGCACGCATCGCAACACTTGGTCGCGTGGTTCGCAGTACAAAACGCAAATCCGCCATTCGATCAATATGGAAATCGAAGCGGCGATGGGCGCGCCGGCCATGTTGGCCTACAACCTGTTCGGTCAGTTCGTGCGTCAACGAATCAACGTCGCCAAGTCGAATCGCGCTCAATTCTGGCTGGATGAAGTATCGGTAGAGGAAGACATTTTCGGCCTGTCGAGTCGGTTTAGCTGTTCGTACCGAACTCTGCTTACGCCGTCTCTGGCACTCAATAACGGAATCGACCCGTCGCTGTTCGCGTTTGAAAAACTCGGCATGTGGTATCCGGTCGGAACGTCCTGGTCACAGTGGCGGAACTCGCTGAGTCACGTTTTCGACAACCGCGGACTGGCAGGGCTGGCCGTCCCTGCGGCTAACGACGTGATTATCGACCTGTGCAATGTCGGCACTACGATCCCCTGGAATGGCACGCTGAATCCGAGCGTTCAGCCGGTCAGGATTACCACGGGGGTTTTCAAAAACGAGCGGCCACCACCGGAGCAAAGTTACGTCAAGTACAACGTCACGTTCAAAAGCTACGCCGACACGCCCACGGTGCGGCAGGCTCCGATACAGCCCAGCGAAGTCGATGGCGGCACCGGCAATATGTTCGAACAGAGCGGGTGCATCTTCCCGCCGCGTCAGGCGCAATCGTCGGCTCTGGTCCCTGACGTTATCCAAAAGAGCGGCCCGTCTCAGCACGGCTTGTCGATGAGCGGCTATGCCATTCGCGCCGGCTATCCGATCCCACGTCCCAAAGTCACCAGCGTTGGCGGTCAAACCCCAGTCGAGCGGTCGGCCGAATACCACTGCGAAGACATGGGCAGTTCGTTCGGCGTGCCCGTGTTCGGCGCAGCGTGGCAAGTCGATTACGAACTCCCGTCGCCGCCATCAATCGTTACTCCCCCAATCAAATTGGAATCATCGTAATGCCCGACCCAATCTCCCTAGACGACGGCCTGCTGTGCTTCACGATCCACAACCGGGAAACCGGGGAGGATGCCAAGCACTCGCTGGACGTGCTGCTGTTGCGCCTGACCTGTCAGGAATGCGAAGCCGCGCACAACTTGCAGGCAGATACAAACAACTGCTACATCGTGACGGCGGCGTTCCTCGCTGATCTTGCATCTCGCATCGCTGGTCTGGGCGTTCCCGAATGCACGGCGTCGATTGCGTACCAGCTCTGGGGCACAAGCATCCGCGAGATGGACGCACTAAAAAAAAACGTGAACGAGACGCCGAACTCGCTTTCTGGTTCGGAATCAGACCCGCCACCGACGAGCGACGAATCGGCGGAGTCAGTCTCACCGCCACCAACGAACTCACCACCAACGACCGAATCGGAATCTGGGCCAACTTAGACCGCTGCAAAGCGCAAGAAACAATCCACCTGGGGAACTACAACCCAACCGCATACGACGACGTTTACAAACTTTATATGGCAGCCTTTGAAGACGAAAACTTGGCGCAGCAAGCACGGGCGCGGGCTGCTGCGGCGTATGCCGACGCGGCGATTGCCGCCACACGGAAGTAAATCATGGGAATCCTGAACACGATCGGTTCGTTCCTTCGAATGTCGCGGCCGTCGCTGCGCAAAGAGGAAATCGTTGACCCGGTTCCGAAGACGGCAGGCTATGCGCCCGTTGATACTCGCTGGTTCCGGCGCCCCGATGACTTGCCGCCGATGACCTGGCTGACGATCGAGCAAATGCTGGTCGATCCGACGATTCGCCTGGGGCTCGCTATGCGGGCCGCGCCGCTGCGAAACGCGGAATTTGCCTACAAGGAAAAAGGCAGCGAGGAATGGACGCCTGGCATCCGAGCATCAACGCCCCAAGTGGGCGCGTTCGTGCATCGGCAGTTCAAGAAAATCTGGCGGGAACTCGACGCGCTGCTGATCGGTCAGTTGTACGGCTGGTCGGCGTGCGAAGTCGTGCATCATCTCTCGTCTGCGGGCGGGGCGAGAATCGTGGAAATTAGCCGGCTTGTGGCGCGTCATCCCCGCGACTGCCGGGCACTCGTAAAGGACGGCGACATTTGCGGCGTCCGGTTCCTGAGAATCATCGACGAGGAGCAAGGCCACGTTGACCTGACGTTCCCCAAAGCCATTTTTCACCGACACGCGCCGCAGCCTGGGCGGCACTACGGCAACACGATCCTTGAAGGCGCGTATTCACCGTTCGCCGATAAGTGGGGACACGGCGGGGCGCTCAAATTGCGGCGGCTCGTGATGCAGCAAAGCGCGATCAGCGGCCGGAAGTTGTATTACCCGGACGGCGTAACGGATTTGCCGGTGGGCACGAACGGGGCAAGCGTTGAAGTCCCTAACCGCGACGTGGCCCGCATGATTGTTGAGCAAATGCTGGCGGGTGGCGTGTCGAGCTTTCCGAGCAACCGCGACGACAAGGGCAACCGGCTCTGGGAAATGGAGGAAGCCAAGGCGCTTGAGGGCTTGCAACATATTTTGCAGTACCCGAAAGACCTGGACGTTGAAGAACTCCGCGGCATGGAAATCCCCGACGACATTCTCACGGCGGAAGCCTCAGGCGCGTGGGAAGGTAAGAAAGTCCCGATGATGGCTTTCTACGGCGGGCTCGATAGCTGGTTGGGGACGTTGGTGCGCGAGATTTGCGTACAGCAGATGGACTATTTAGTAACGCTGAACTTCGGGCCGGGACATTGGTATGAAGCGGTGACGAAGCCACTGGCTGAGCAGGCGATGGATCAGGCCAAGGCAGGGGAACCGAAACAACAGCCGCAGACGCAAGTTTTTGGCGGCTACAACCGGCCCGATGAAGGGGAGCGACCGCCGCAGCGCATGAGCCTAGACGCGGCGCAGGCAGTGGGTGAGGGCGTGCTTAATGCGGCGGAGCTGGTGAAGGCGGCGAAAGAAGTGCTGGAGCGCAAAGTTGCCTGACGCCAAAAACAAACACGTCGATCTAATCATCGGCCGAGGCTTGCTGACAGCCGAAACGGTAGCCAGTGAACTCCGCGCCCGTCTCGTCAAGCAACTCGGCGAACGCTGGCGATACCTCACGCAATGGGAACTGCTGGAGCGCGCCCGAAACATCCTGGTCGAGTTTGAGCCAATCTTGGCCGAAAACCTCCACGCTACGGACCTCGCGGGATTTCTCGCGGGCTTCGACGACGTAGCGAAAAAACTCCCGCCCTACGTGCTCGATTCGTTCGGCCGATATATGGGCGGGCCACCGAACAAACCGCCCGGCCTGATTCTTCCGGCATGGTTCGAAGATGACGAACCTATCGTGGAATTTCCGCTGATCCAAAAGGCCGCTGAATCGCTCGCCAAACGAAACATCCTGACGCGGCCAGCTTTCGACCGGGCCAGCCAAGCGGCGAAGAACAACGCCTTTACCGTGGCCGGGGAAATGTCGGAAGACACGCTGGCGACGATTCGCGATGTGTTGAGCGAGACGGTTGACGAGGGGGCGAGTTTGGAGGCGTTTCGAAACAACCTAGGCGAGCGGCTACAGACGAGCTTCATTGGTCCCGGCCATTTGGAAAACGTCTACCGCACCAACGTACAGACCGCGTTTGTAGATGGCGGCGACACGCTGGCGAGCCATCCAATCGTGGCCGAGTTGTTCCCGTTCGCCAGATACGACGCGATCCACGATGCGCGATGCAGGAAGAATCACTTAGCCCTTGAGCATTACGGCATCGACGGCACGAACGTCTATTGGGCCGCAGACCCGTTCTGGGATACATTCGATCCGCCCTGGGATTATCAATGTCGGTGCAGCAAAACATTCATCACCGTTGAAGCCGCGGCAGGGTTAGGAGTCGGGCTCGCGTCTGAATGGCTGCGGACTGGGAATCGGCCGATCATGTTCAGCCGCCTGCCCTATATCCCGTTTAGACCGCCGGTTGGGTTTGGGGGGAGGAGGGTGGCGGCCTAATGGTAGATCGCTACGTCACCGTCGCCGGCAAAAAAGCCCTCCACCCGCTGCCGCTCAAGCAGTTCTGTGACGCTTTCGGCTTGCCTGACCATTTCTGGGGCCGTGCCAACTCGATTAGCTGTCCCATCGGCATGGAACCGGGTTCGGCGTGGTTTCTGGTGAGCCGC